ACCGGTATCATCCTTTAAAACCATAAAGCCTTCGTTAAGCCCTTTGCATACGCAGCCGTCTTGGCAGTTTGGTCTTTTATCCATATTAATATAATATCTTAATAAGTAGTATAAATAGTTTTCTATACCTAAAATCTAATTCCACCTTAATGTACATATTATGCTGGATAAAGGAATACCTTGTATTGTTATAGCTAATGAGTCATTAAGAAAATAATACTCTGATTGGGTTAGATATTGATTAAAACCATCACGCGATAAAACCTTTAATGGATAATAAGTATCAGAGGATACTTCCTCTTTAAACAATTGATAATCATACTCTTTAAGATCAATATTTACAAGAAAGCTACTAAAATTATTATCAGGTACTTTAAATAAGACAGCACGAAGCTCGCCAATTATCTTTTGAGTATCTATCTTAGCAATACCTTGGTCATCAAGAATTAATTCGTAAGAAATCTCATTCAGCATCATCCTTACCATCTCCCTGATTATTTGATTTGGGCTTACCTACAGAACCATTTGGCGCATTTAATCCACCATTGGCAACTTGTAATTGTTTCATTTCTTTTGCTTTTCGCTCAGATTCTCTTTCAAAAGCCTTAATATAATCGTTATAATCAAGTGACATTGAACCAAGGATGTTCCTTATACGGTTCTCAATGATAAATCTAGTCTCTTCGGATAATTTAAACTTCTCGGCAAGGAATCTAATAAGAGTATCCAGCTCTTTTAACTCCTTATTCTCGTGCCTGTTCCACACGAAAGTATACTCTACATTACCAAACATTTCATCAAATATCTTATTTTCTAACTCGTGGGCAATAGTAAGTTGAATACTGTTAATACGCCTTTCAAACGCTTCTAATTGAACAGATGCTAATCCTTCTGGAACCCTACCCTTACCTAATAATACAAATGGCGTCTGCAACCCATAAACCATTTGGTCTTCATAGTGCTCGATAAAAGGCTGTAAGTCAAGAATCTTACCTTCATATCCTAAAATATTCATTTTAACTAAATAAGAAGTTATCCATTCAGTATCGTTTTTACTGGCTTCTAGTTTACTTGCCAAGTCATTAATATCTGTCTGGGTAGGATGATTATTCTCATCACCGACTTGAATATGCAATTTAGCATTAACTTGTTTATCTAGTAAAGATTTCATCGCCTGTTCCATCGAAAGGAATTGGCGGACAATACTAACATTGCCATCACCGAATAAAGATTTAATGGCGCTAGTTCCATAAGGCGAACTGCCAATATTATTAAATGAAAAGTGAATGACTTCATCAGGCTTAAAATTGACGGGTTCGGATTTAAATCCAATAGTTTTAGAATTTAATACTTGAGAATATCCTAATAACTTTCCGCGGTTATCACGCTTAACATACATAGTTTTACTGTCTAATATTTTTAATTGTTTAACCCTTTTTCCTGACCAAACAACCTCAAGAAACGCCGATCCATAAATTAACATATTCCTGACTACAAGCCTTAACAATACATTAAAATCCGTGTTCCTGACAAATTCATCAAACTTCTTTTTTAGCTTATCATTATCAGAATCAATCTTATACTCGCTACCTAATACAAAATCAACGTGTTTGTCAATGGCACCTTGAATCAACGGAACCGATAAGTATGCGCTTTCTAATAGTTCCCAATCAAAAGGATGCTCTACACCTATCTTGCTACCAACACCTTTTGCTTCCGGGTTTTCTACAACACCCTTAATTTTCTCAGTAATATTTGGTTTAATGCGTTCAGAAATTAGCGCAAAATTGTTATTATTCTTCTTATCAAATAATTTAAATGATGCCATTTGCTTATTAATAATAATGATAGAAAGATATATAAATAAGTATTTACTAGTAAACAATAATAGGAGGATGATGAATAATATGAAAATTTTACAAATTGACAGAATAGATAATTGTAGTGAAGATAAAAATAAACAAGTTATAGGTTATTTTGCTATTTCCTGTACCGAAGAAGAGTTCAACCAATTATTTAAAGGGTTTATAAATCGCAAAGAGGTGAAAATACTATGAATGTATTAGAATGTCCGGTCTGCGCATACAGATGGGAACCAAGAAAGGAGAAACCAAAACAATGTCCTTTCTGCCATAGGTATCTAATGAAACCGCTAAAAAAAGAGTAAAGACAAAAACGAAACCTTTAAATATTAGTTGTTATTATATTATATTAATAAGATGTTTACAAAAAGAGCAATACCACGCCATTCTAAATTTTATGCGATGGGAAAAGAAGCGCAAAAATTAGCAATAACCCTGCGATCAGAAGGGCATTCATACGAATCAATAGCAGATACACTAAATACAAAATATGGAGATAAACTAGGTGATAATAAACTATCAATAATGAATACATATGTATTCTTTAAGAAACATGGGCAGATAGCAACATCAGTAATAAAAGAAAAGCAATTAGAAAACCTATCCAAAGAATTTGATAATACTAACAGCTTAAAGAAATTACTAAATTATCTAGACGAAACAATATCATACTACAAAGCATTAGGAGAAAGACTAAAACTAAAAGACGCAGTAAATGCCAAGCTAAGAATACACGAATTACTGCAAAAAGAACAAAGCGAATTGGAAAAGGACAAGCAATCAGACGAATTAAAATCATTCCTATCTCAAGTCCAAAACGAGTTCAACACGCCAAGCGTAACTGCTGAAGTGGAATATGACGAGTTTGGAAATATACGCAAAAAGAAGATGACAAAGAAAGTAAGGATAAATGACGCAGAAGGAAAGATAAGATGGGTGGATGAAGCAGAGTTAATAAAAGAAAATGAAGAAGAAACAATCGAGCCAATCGCAGCAGACGCAACAGAATCAACTGACAGTAATAGTGGACACGAGGGAACAGAAGGGATATAAATTCCCCGACATGAATACTGAAAAAGGCACTTTACATACTGGCGATTACTCACTAAAAGGATTTGAACACGAGATAGCAATAGAGAGAAAATCATTAAACGATTGGGTTGGCAGCATAACGCAAGGCAGGGAAAGACTAGAAGCCGAAATAATGAGGGCGAAAAAGGACCTCAAATACTTTGCTATAATTATAGAAACAGATATGAGGCAAATATGGCGTGCAAAGATATTTAGCAAGATAAGCAGGAAAGCAATAGTAAACACATTTCTTTATTGGAGTGTTAAATATAATATTCCAATTTTCCTAGTAAGTAATAGATCCCAAGGACAATATGTGATCAGGGAATTATTGCAAGCGTGGGTGAATTATGGTAAGGCAGAATATAAGGAAATAAAGGATTTTATATATGGGTAAATCGGAAGCAAAGTCAGAAGTAATATTATCAAACAGTATACCTCCAATACTATTAACTACTTGCGGAACGAATTGGAAGTGTGAACACTGTGATGGTACTTTTATAAAATACTCTTTTTTTAATAGCACAGATGACTATATAATTTGTAACAAATGCGGAGTAACTTATGGGAAAAAGTGAAGCCATAGAACAAATGTTTAAACTAGGGGATAAACCGCTAGTGCTCTATCAATACCAGAAAAAGTGGATAGAAGACGAAAGCCAGTTTAGGATAGTCAATAAATCAAGGCAGACAGGTTTCTCTTTCGTGTGCGCGATGGAAGCGCTAATGAAAGCGATGTTTGTGCCCAGGTCTGTCATCCTATTTATATCGACCGGTGAAAGGGGTGCACTGCGCTTAATGAAATATGTTACTGATGCGTGGTATAGTATACCAAATGTAATAAGGGATAAGTTTGAATTAACATCATTAAGTAAGCAAGAACTCAGCTTCAAGCATAACGGCAGCCAGATAATCTCCCTGCCAAATAATCCCGCTACTGTTCGTGGATACCCGGCCACAGATATTTATATTGATGAGTTCGCGTTCTTCGAGAAAGAAGACATTATGTGGACAGCAATAATGCCAAGCATAGTAAGAAAAGAGCTAAAGAGAAGAGTTAGCATAATATCAACGCCCAACGGCAAATTAAATACTTTCTTTAAATTATACGAAACAGTAAAGGGCACCCCTGATGATGTCTGGAGCCGACACTTTGTTCACTGGACAGATTGTCCTGACTTAAACGCAGAAGAATTAAAGAAGACAATGGGTGAAGTCCAATTCCGCCAGGAGTTCTGCGGGGAATTCGTGGATGAAGCCACGGCAGTGATACCATTAGAACTAATAATGAGTTGTGTGGATATGAGCCTGATAAATATGGAACGATTAGATGGGGACAGGGCGACCTATGTAGGAATAGACTTTGGTAAGAAAAGAGATAGTACAGTAGCGGTGTTCTTTGAGAAGGTGTACAGCAAAGATGATGAAGATTATACATTCGTGATGCGCCGGATGGACATGTACTTGGAAGACTATACAACCCAAATACCTAAGATAAACAATAAGCTAAGGCAGTTACACGCTATGCATGTATGGCTAGACCAGACAGGGGTGGGGGAAAAACTATATGAAGATATGAAGCGCGGGGACCGCAAGTGGAGTATCAACGGCATCATATTCAGCCGACAATGGAAGGAAAGGGCAGTAACAGATATGATACAGCTAATGCAGGATAAAAAGGTAAAGTTTATAAATAACGACGAACTAATAAAACAGATGCACGGATTACAAAGAAAAGTAACACAGCATAATAATGTGAGGTTTGAGCATGACAATGGAGAGCACGATGATATCTTCTGGGCAATTGCCCTGGCGCTTAGTAAAGCAAGTCATCAAAAAGGGTTCTTCGGGCTGCAAGGAAGTCATGCGCTGATGTAGATTATTAATTTAATTAAGGGTATTAGTTTTGTTAAGGGTTTTGGTGCTGGAACTTTTAATAGAAATGATTTAATTAGAATGTTGAAAAATAAGTTAAAGGAGTTGAGCCAAGATGAGTGATGGTTGGATTTGGATGCCTCACGCAGGACACTTATGTGTTAGTAATAAGTGTAGATTTCACTTAAATACCTATGTAGGTAAATTTATTGTTTCAACAGTAGGTGAATATTATAATCGTGATGATAAGATGGAAACATTAGGTTGTGGTAAAGATAGTTATTATGAAACTATGGTGTTTAAAGCAGTTAAATCAAAACATAAATGTTGTCCTTATGAAGCATTAATTACTAAAGAATATGAACAGATAAGATACGCAACTGCAGAAGATGCTTACAAAGGACATTTAAAATTATGCAATCAATATAGTTCACTAACTAAAAAAGAGGATGAGTTAAAATGACTGGCACTAAACAAGAGATTAGTGATTTAAAAAAGAATATTTATGGTTGGAAAATGAGAATAATGCAATTAGAAGAAGATTTATTTGTGATTAATAAGGCTCTTGAAAAGAGATTAGATGAATTTAAAGGTATATTAGAAGGACAAGAAGAAACGTTAAAGGAGTTGAGCCAAGATGAGTAGTTTTGAAGATTATGATTTGGGGTATAAAGATGGGGTTAAAGACGAAAAAGAAAGAATATTAAAGATAATTAAAGAAAGAGATTTATTAGAACGTTTTGATGAAGATATAAAAGAAGAAATTATAAAGGAGGTGCTTAAATGACTCACTGCTCTGCTTGTGGCAATGAATGTTATGAAGATGTAATAACAATTGATTCTTTTGATTATTGTTGCCCTGGTTGCTCGAAAGAACATAGGAAAATTGTTGAAAGCGAGTTAGAATACTGGGAAGATACAGTTAAGGAAGGCAAAACATACATTAAGAAATATAAGAATATATTAAAGGAGATTAACAAATGAATTTATCTGGTGAAATGTTAATTTTCATATTAGTAGAAACAGTAATAACCGCATTATTATTTCCTAATTTTTCACATTTTGAGCAGTATATCTCTGCAATAGCAGTATGTATTTTATGGGCAATTATATATGGTTTTGAGAAAGTATTAAAGGGGATGAATAAATGATAATTTTCATCTGCGGGCCACACGGTTGCGGAAAGACAACACTAATCAATGATATTAAATTAGACAAGCCAATGGCGAAAGTAATCAACCTAGATATGAGTGAGAGGGTGCTGCTAAATAACCCCGGATCAAGCAATCAATTTCTAAGGCATGAACTATACTTTCAGACAATGAGAGAAATAGTAAAATTACCAAGTGAATATATCATACTAGTAGACAGAGCCCCGGTAAGTTTAACAATTTATGATAGAACATTAAAAGAAATTGGGGTGTATGGGGATAGGGAATTAAAAGAGTTAGTAAGGGACTATGATAAAAAGCGAATTAAGTTCTTTGACGACCTACACAATGGCAATCACCGAATGTACACTGTGCGCATGGATGTGCCAATAGATACTGTAATAGATAATATAAGCAAGAGAAATAGGGATAAAAGTTTAAGAGAAGGAGATAGAAAGTACCTGGAATTAGTGCAAAGGTATTACGAAAATGAGAACTCTTGGGATTTAGTATTAACAAATAAAACAAATAAAGAGATAACTAAGGAAAATAAAGAAAATAAGGAAAACTATTTAAATAAGCGCGAATTATATAATCAAATGCTTAAAGAAATTACAGAATTTATAAATAGTAAAGAGTAAAAGGAGAAAAGTTAATAAAATTTAATAAAAAGGGGAAATAATGATCAAAGAGCTAATAATTAGTAAAATAAGGGAGAAGGCACTGATAGATAAAGAGAAACACCCGGTAAAGAGAGCATTTAGTCCCACGGATACGGGCAAGTGCCCAAGGGAACTGTATTATGAATTTATAAACGCAGAGAAAGCAGATTATAATGACAAGGACCTGACAACCTTTGCAATTGGTAAAATAACACATGAGTACTTACAAGGGTTATTGTCAGAAGGTATCCATGAGTTTAGAATAGATAGTTACTGGCGGGGGCTACATATTACGGGGTATGTGGACACCTTAATTAATACCGACGAAGGATTGGTAGTAGTAGATTATAAAACAAACAAACCAGAGGGCATGAAATGGATAGAAGAAGGGCCGAAAGATGAGCACATTAAACAAGTGGTTATGTATTTAGAATTATTAGGTCTTAGCAAGGGGTTTTTGATCTATTGGAACAAATCAACCGGGGAAATGGTGGAACATGAGGTAAAGAGGGACAAAAAAGTAATTAATCAAATATTCAAATTGTTTAGTCAAGTGGCAGAAGCATTAGCTGAAAATAAAGTGCCAGAAGCAGTAAACGATTGGCGGTGTGATTATTGCAAATTTAAAGGGGAATGTAAAGGGAATAAGGAGAATAAATAAATAACCATTACAAATATTTTTATAATGGTTGTAGGCATCATGATGAAAAAAAATCAAAATAAAATAAACAAAATTCAAAATAGAATAGAAAAGCTGGAATATGGTTTACTTGGAACGCTTTTATTAATATTAAATTGTTTTGGCGCAAAGTACCTATTCGGGCAGTTTACAGATAACCTGGTGAACATAGGCGCGTTAGTATTTGTTAATCTATTCGTGCTCTGGTTATTCTACGATAATAAACAATATTGATTAATATATTGATTAATATATTATATTAATCCCTAAGTAAAAATTATCGCTAGATCCCTTGACACCCCGGGAACGGCTAATTTTTTATTAGTACACCTCGACACCCTAGTATGCCAACTAGTACACCAACATTAATTTTTTATTGGTGGACACCCCGAATGACAAGAAGAACAATTGATCTCACACGGGTCCTCTTTTGAGGGGGCCTGGAACACTTTCCTTTGTTTAAACTCCTCTTGCTTACCCGCGTTCCAGTTTTTAATAGGTCTAAAATAGCCAGTAACGCGACTAAATACCTCGCAAGTTGAATTACATACATTACCCTTAACATCATCACCAATATTAGAACCTATATTAGAACCTATATTAGAACCTATATTAGAAACTATATTAGAAACTATATTAGAAACTATATTAGAAGCCATGATAATATATTAGGGTGAAACAAGTATATAAAGGTGATTACTAAGTTAATATGATATATTGATATGCATTAGAAATATTTATATTTTTAGTGTCCCACTGTAAAAGTACCCACTTATACGAAAACCTATGTTACTACTAATGAGTAATAGTTCTTAGACACACCCAGCAGGGGGGCTATTGTTACCACTATTAGGTTACAAATTTGTTACCTACCGAAAGGTTTATAAAGATAGAAGTCTTTCAATCTATGGGGTTATGTGTAGCAGTGTATATCAATATTGTTACTACTGTTACTTAGTAGTAGTAACACAGAAAGGTTTATATAGTCCCTATGCGTGAGATACATAATGAACAAAAAAATTATAGATGAAATAACAAACAGACTAAAAGAAAGAATTGCCGTATATATATACAAAAATAAACCTGTATATGTATTAGAAACATTAGGAACAAACACAATAAAAATAAAATCAAAAAATAGAAACCATTTGTTTAGTTGTGCTTTAATAGAGGATTTAATTGACTTAAAGCAGGAAATTAAAAAACAAGGTTATGAAATGAATTGTTATTTCAGTTGTAATGAAATAACAATTTATTGTATAGATTAAATTTTTTCTTTTTTTTCTTTTCTTTTTTTTATTTATGAATAATTATTCATAATGTTTTATTAATCTTGCTTAAATCCTTTAATCACAGCTTAAAAGTTTTAAGCAGTAGGTTAATAAGGATAACAAACCATTACAAAAAAAGTTATAAGGGTTATTAGTAACAATAAACATATTAATATAATATAGTATAATAAAAAGGTTTATATATACCTAATGCATAGGTTTATTTATGTTAAAAATTCGTATTATATGACATAATTTACAGGATTGTTTAAAGTATTTTGAAAAAGCAAGAAGCCACGGAACGCTTTTTAAATTAAGTGATGTAAATAATAGCTTTTTTGAAAAAAACTTTTATTCTTGTGAATTATTCTTCTCTAATGAGGAAAGTTTTAAAGAATTTTGTATTAGAGAAAATATTAAGGATTTTGAATATTTATAA